ACCTTGATATCCGGCAGGGCTTCTAAAGCCTCCCCAGTTGGTTTTGTTTCTTCTACTGGCGTGGTAGCAGGGCTGTCTCCTTCAGCCTCTTTCTTTAACGCCTTTTCTTTAGGTCGAGCCATTGCTCTTCCCCTTTCTTACGCACCGGTATGGTTATGCGAGAACCCAAGCGTAAAGCGCTTGTTGTTGGGTAGGGTAGAAAGGAGGTGCTTCCTTGTCAAGATCCCTACCCAAAAACAAATTCTTTACGCCATCCCTATCTCGCTTCTTTTTTTAAGTATCGGTCTACCTTTTTTATCCAGTCCCACCAGCATTTTTTCAATGCCGATCCAAGTCGCGTGCTCAATTTCACAACTTTTGCAAACAAGGTATGGGCCTTTTTGCCGCCAGTCGTGATTGCCCTCTGGAACAAACCTAAAATCCGGCTTGTTAAAGTCAAGGACTTCCGTTTCTTGCTCATTTTCCTTCTGTGGCTTGTTCACAAACCTCCCTTGCGTCATTAACTTTATCAACGATCTTCTTAATGACGCCTTTGGCAAGGTTTATAACAACCGTATTCCTGCCAATTTCTGCAAAACTTGCGCCTTGCGAAATGGCAACCTCATTTACATTGTCTAAATCGGAAACGATATTGTCAATGAACTCACTTAAAACCTGCCAGCCTGAACTATTGGCTAATGCTCCCAATGTCCTTTCTTCGACTGTAACTCCTTTTTTCTCCGCTTCCTTGTCCTTTACCAGGGTCGGAAGGTTGAAAAAGAGCTTTTCTGGCTTAATTGCTTTTTTAACCGCCATAACCTGCCCCTGCCATTGGTGGGCCAGCTTGTTCTGGCGGGACTTGGTTTAAATTCTGTTGTGCTTGCGTTTGGGCAACGACCTGCATAAACTCTTGGGCGTGTTGTTTTAGGATTGCTTCTCCCTGTTCCTCGTCTGTCATCTCCTCTAAAATCTTATCCCAGTCCTGAATGCCGGAATTAGAAACGATCCGCTTAAACAACTCTCCCATTTTCACCGTGTAGCCATCTTGTTCTAATCTTTCAATCAGCGTATTGCCGCCATCTGGCCGTTGAGAACTCATAAACAACTGCAAAAGCATTGCTAGGCTCTGTTGCTGGGTCTTTTGATCCACCGCAAAGGTTGAGCCGGAGACAATTTCATAGTCGTAAAGGATAGAACCTGTCTTTTTCTTAGCAATCGACAGCTTGCCGGTTCTCTCGTCATAATCTTCCTTAATCTCCGGATAGCTTCTTTCCAGTTGCTTTAAATCTTCCTCAAAAAGACGGACTGTAATTGCCTTAGACTGCTTCCTAGACATGAGGTTGACCATCTTCTTGACGACCTTGGAAACAAATTGTTCCATGTAGAAGCGGTCTGCATTATCTCTGGTGTTCTCCCTGATCTGCTGCATCTGAAGGGCTTGGGGAGTCTTGCCATAACCGGCTTCCGTTTGCTGGGTAACAGTGGTATCAGTAGTGCCAAACATATTAAGAAGGGCCGCTGAAGCGATCTGGTAGGTGTTGTTGAAGGTGGAAATGCCCTGGGGAGAAAGATTTAAGACTTGGGCCGCATTGTTTATTTGCCCTCTGACTAGCCATTTCTCAGCCGCCCCCCATTTGATAGAACTCATCGCCGCAATATTGTCTTTGTTAATCAATGCCGGAGGGAAGATAGACATTTTCACCGCGTCAAGATAAAGATTCCAAATGGAGTTGACGGTCATCTGCATTGTCTTGCCTCTCTCAAAGTCTCCCATGCCCATAAAGTCGTCTAATAAGGGAATGGAGTATTTACAGACCACCGGCAGTTCATCGTTCTCATGGGGGTTCTTGATTTCTCTAAATATCTCGTGGGCATCAACGCACAAGTCCACCCATCTGTCCTTCTCAAACATGGTAAAGACTTCAAAGTAGCCAGCTTCTTTTGCCGCTACCGCATCAGGGTATTGATCCTCTTCTCTTTTAGAAATGGCGTCAGACTCCCTGGCTTGCTTATCACCGCTTTTATCTTTTAGTTTATTGACAATGCTCCCGATATTCTTAAAGCCATTCTGTTTCTTTAACCCTTCAAAGAAAGATAAGGGCTTCCAGGTGCGGACAATGATATAGTCGCTATCCTCCGGAGAAACAGCCCCTACTTGGTGAAAAACATCGCGAATATTTAAAAGCCATAAGTCAGGCCCGACATAACCATCGCCGTCCCCGCCGCTTCTTATATCCCAGTCAACCATCGCAAAGAAGTTGCCATAGACATTGGAGTAGATATCAGCCATCCTTAACTTGGTTAAGAAGTCAAACTGGGAGTTGGCATTAGGCATCACATATTTCTCTAACAGAAGATTCATTAACTGAGAAGCGCCGATATCATTAACGGAAATTGGCTTTACCTTGCCGGTTGGCAGTTGAGCCATAACCCGATAGCCGCGTTCTAGTGTAAGAGTGGTCAGCTTAGGGTCAAAGACTTGGGACTTGGTAGTGGCTGAAGAAACAAAGTCATTCAACTGGTTGTGGAAAAGAGACTCTACATCATCCCAAAGGTCTCTTTTAGTGGCAAGGTGCTTGAAGGCCGCGTCTTGTCTGGTAAGGATTGTGTGTTCTAAATCCATAAAAAAAGCGGCCATCTGGCCGCCTTAAACGCTGTTAAATAACTGTTTCGGGCTATAAGAACATTATAACCTATTTGTCAAGTTTGTTTAAACTGATACCGCCTTCTCCGGCTTTTAATGATGTTTAAAGTATCAACCTGTGCCACGCCATCCTTCACAATCACATTAAAGGTAATCTGACCATAAGGCGTTTGTCTTACTTCATTGGCGATGATTAAGTGTAACGCCAAATTCTGTGAAAGTAACTTCTTTAAGTCTGAGGTATTTGGTTTTGGCATCGATATGCTCCATTAGGTTATAGTCGGTAATGTTACCGCTATTGATCCTGAGAATGAAAGTAAACAAACCATTCTGCTTGACCTGCAAGTCGCTTTCAATATCAAGATGGGCTTGACAGTTTTGATCCTTAATGGCTAGGTCGTATTGCATCAATAAAACCCATCCTCTCCAAACATCCTGGTATCATCAGGCAAGTCAACCGGACTCTCTGCCTTCTTATAAGAAACCGCAAAATACCGTAAGGCATCCATAGCGTGATCGTTGGCTTTCTCTGGTATGTCCGGCTCATTTAAGTCTTGGGCTTGCGACACGCTTTTCTCCTTCCACCGGTAAGTCTCAAACTCTCGGATTGTATTAACGCAAGTATTGAAAATAAATAGACTGGGTAGCCCCTCCGGTGGAGATTTAATAAGGCTGTTTGTTTTGCCCGGGATAATCCTAAGTTTCTCAATAATTTTCTCAATTCCAAATCTGACCCAACTTTGCTGGCTAGTGCTTGCTTCTTTGAGCGCCGGCGTGATATAGATGCCTCTTTCAGCAAACTCTGAGATCCATTGAGCGCCTGAAGGGTCTCCATAAGTAGCTTCAATTCTCCACTTGTTAGACTTTGAGTTGCAAACTCCAGCGTGAAAGTCAATCGTTTTCTTTGTTTCGTGATGTTCATCGAAAATGAACCAGTTCTCGTCATTATCGACAGCAATCCATAAAATAGCGGTAGGGTTTGTTGATCCAAAGTCAAATCCGCGATAGATTGTCCACCTTTCGGGAATGTCAAACGGCGAAATAACATTGACTTCTCTTTGGAACTCCTTGTAAACCAATCCCGTATATTTCCTAAAGTCTGCCAAATACTCTTGGGCGAAGGTGTCCTCGGTAAGTTCTTTCTTGGCATTGTCTATTTCCTCTTTCGGGATGAAGGGGTTGTCATAACTTTCAAATCGCCACGATTTGTAATCTGAGCCTTCATCTTTCTGTCCAAGCTCATAAAGTTCATAGAAATGATTGAACCCCTTTGGTGTAGATATAAAGATAGCCGGTGCTTGATAGTCGGTGAGAGTGGCACGCAATACTTCTGCCCACAGCCAAGCCCAGTTGCGTATCGAAGCAATTTCATCAATAACCAGACCACGCAGCTTAACGCCCCGCAAAGCATCCGGATTCTCAGCCCCTTTAAGTTCAATGATTGATCCGTTTTTAAGGATGATCGACAACTCAACTTCATTCTTTTTGGCAACCCACTTGATCGGTATTTCCCGTTGTAATTCACGCCAATGATTCTGCTTCCCCTGCCGGTAAGTAGGGGAAACAATCCAATATAGCCCCTTGTTCTCTAATGCCCATTTTAAGACGATTAGACGGCTTAGGACCGACTTGCCGGCTCTTCTGCCTGCACACACTATCCGAAAGCGATGGTGGTCTCTGGCGACTTCTATCTGCCATTTACTAAGCTTGACTTTCATCTTCAATAAAATCGAGTGTCATTTTGCCGCCGATGTTAAATTGTTGCAATACTGTCGGTTGTTCCCTCATCCCATGATTTACCTTTAACAAAAAGATTGCCATGGCCGCATTAACTTCCTTGCCGCCATACATCCCGTCATCCATCAACTGCTGCTTCTGTTTATCAACCAATTTTTTAATAGTCAAAGAAAACTTTGGATATTCTTTTGCCCACTGCCTAATAGTTTCGCTTGTTATATCAAGGTAATTTGCCAGTCCCTCTATGGTGGGCAGACTGGTCTGCTCCCGTCCGCACATCGACAAATACTTCTCAATTTTTTTAAAAACCGCCGGCCTATACTTTGTCGGTCTACCAGTCTTTACTTTATAATTATATTTTTTAATCGCTTTTGACATACTGTTTTCTTGTCTTCCTTGAAAAAATAATTACAGCAATCGCACACACAATTATAGCAATCCAAAGCGCTATTTGAGTAAGGGTCGTTCCCTTTAAAGGTTTTGCTGTCGGGCTTGCAGTTGGCATTAGACAACAATACTGATTATAGGGATTACAATACTCCCAATATTCCTTCATAAAATCACCTCACTTCGTCCAAATGATTTTTCCGTCATCATGCACCTCTTTGACTAACAATAAGTGAATGAAAGTGTCTAAGGGAATAACCACTAGGGGCTTATTGCCTCTCTGCTTGTTTGACTGCCGCCTAATGATTAGTCCAGCATTGTCTGATAAATCCCGATATATCCCCCCAAATCTGTTTTTACTACACTTTAATTCCAGAAAGCCAAAGCCGTCTAAAAGTAAATCCGGCTGGTTGGCCTGTCCTAGTCTATCACACTTAAAGCCAGCTTGTCTAAAAGCCTTCTTGATTGAATCTTCAAACACCCAACCTTTTCGCTTTTGTTTACTACTCACTTCAGCATTCCCCCCCTCCTTTGGTTTTGGATTTGATAAACAAATAAATATCAATCAGCCTTCTTTTAAGCCAACTATCTCGGCTATCATATTGATACTTTACCTCGTAAAGTTCGCCAACCTCACCTTGATATAACTCAGCTTTCTTACTTGGTTTTATGGGTTTCTTCTCTTTCATTCTCCCTCCTTTTCTTTTAATTGCTTTATGAGTTAAATAACTTCTTTATATCTTTTTCTATTCACCACATTAGAGATGGTAACAAAACTTACTCCATATTCTTCGCCCAGCTCTATTAGTGTTTTCCCATCCCTATATTTCTCTCTAATTTCCCTTACTTGTTCTGGGTTGAGTTTCCTTTTTTTCTGCGACCCTAAATGAGCGTATTTACCACCGTACTTATTCCCTAATCTCGCTACCGCCTCCCGCTGTACTTCATAAAGTCCATTATCCCAAGCGTGTTGGGCATTCATGCTTATTGTGCACCATTCTAAATTCTCGACATTGTTATTCTTTTTATTCCCGTCTTTGTG